AGTAAATGTAGTAACTGTAGAATCAAAAGCAATAGAAACAGCAGTAGAACCATTGAACGATGTTCCTGATAAACCAGTTCCGATAGTTAGTGTATTTGTAGTATTTGCTGTAATAGTAATCGCAGCAGAACCATCAAAGTTTACACTATTAATCGCACGAGGTGTAGTGAGGGTTGCAGCTGAACCAGTTGTATTTTGATTTAGCGTTGGAATAGTTCCCCAACTTACTGCAGAACCATCAGTAGTCAAAAACTTACCAGAATTTCCACCTTGTGCTGGCACATTGGTATATCCATTTGGATTTGCTGCACTATACGGAGTATATCCAAGAGCAGAAATAACTTGTGATGATGTAATACCTGTCAAATAACTATTAGAGTTAGCACCACCATTATACGGAGTATAACCCAAAGCAGTAATAACTTGACTAGAAGTAATACCAGTTAAATAAGTGCTAGTATCAAGTGTCCATGTATTTAATGCAGTTTTCTTTAAGAATCCGCTAGTGCCAGACAATGCTGCAATTGCAGTTAAGTCAGCGTCTGATGATTGAAGTGCAGCAACAGAAGTATACAGTTCAGTAAAATTAGCATTCGTTTTGGTAAATGCTGTTCTTAACGGATCACCTGTTCCATCATTTGCTACTGTGCCTAATGTAATTGTTTGCTTTGCCATTTGTTAACCTTTAAGCTGCATCTGCTGTAATTGTAGTGGAGTCTGCATATATTGTAGTAATATCTGCAGATGTTGCATATTGAACTGTAATTGGAGAAGTAATATCAACTTCTCCAAATGGGTTAGCCACATTGAATAATACATCTGCAGCTTGAACCTTAAATTTATTGTTATCGCCAAAAGATTCTACCTTATCTACATTGGCTTCAATAGATGATGTAGCAACTGCAGTAGAACTAAATCCACCACCAGTAAATACTACTGTTGGTGCAGTTGTATAACCGACACCTGGATTTGTTACGATAACTTGTGTTACCTTACCAGTATTTATTCCATTACCAAGGTATGCTGTGGCTGTTGCACCAGAACCAGATCCACCAAGGAAAGATACTGTCGGAGCAGATGTATATCCAATTCCTGGATTTGTAATAGTTATACCCTTAACTTCACCATAAGGTGTTCTTGTGGTATTGGTACTGAAAGTTTTAAGAGTTTCAAACGCATCAATGGCAGAAACTCCAGTATCAATTTTCTCGGAAGAGTACTGGAACAATTCAACTTGTAATTTGTAAACATAAAGTTTACCAAGTTGATAAAATGGATCTTGATGTTTAACGAATTTAATCTCAAACATACCTTTAGTCAATGGAAAGTAAATTAAATCACCTTCGCATGGACGAGTAGGAATAATGGTAGCACCATAACGACCAACCATTTGTTCCCAACGTCTACGTGCAACCACAAGAGTTGCAGACTGTTCCATCATTAAACCAAACTTCTGAATAAACGCACCCTGACCATCCAGAGAATCTACGTTTTCAAAATACATTTCGATTGGAAATGATGAAGTAAATTTACTTAGACGATCTTCACCGAGAATTTCGTCTTTAGAAACTAATGTTCTTGGAATGTAAAAGAAGTCCTGACCATAAATCTTAAGAGATTCTATGATAAGATCTTCTACAAGGAACTGTTCGTTTTTAGTACCTTGTGTAAAATAAACATTAGTTGGCATTAATTATCCCATGAAGAAGTCTAGCGGAGCAGACTTGGTCATTAAATCTTGTTCTAGTTTATCGATTTCTTCCATGGCTTCAGCGTATAGTTTATCACCATCCAATGTGACACCACCTGGAAGTTGAATACCAGAGAATTTCTTTAAGTTAGTTGCCCATTGTCTTTTAAACAATGCAGTAGTATAATGTTTCAACCATGGCTCATTATAAACTTTAGACCATGTAGTTGGATCCATTGCACGATAAGATTGTACAATGATATAATCACCAAGAATAAAATCAGTAGACCAGTTTGCATCTAGGTATAAACGATTATTCAAACGATTGTATCTAAATCCTTGATGACCATTCAACTCTAAATCTAATAGAGCCAAGTGCGACATAACTGTTTTGTAGTAGATTAAAGATGTAGAGGTTAAATCATACAAATCATTTAATCTTAATTGATATTGTAAGTCAAAAATGTTCTTTGAAGAAGATGCTTGACCAGCCGATAGAATCTTTGTAACACCCCAAACATAATCTGGAATATCAATGTAACGATTATCGTATTCACGAAGTGTGATAGAAACTGTAGTTGCATTATGTCCTGCAGAACCAGTAATGGCTTCTCCTGCAGTAAATGTACCAGTTATATTTCTAACTAATAATAAAGTACCAGTGGAAGTTCTGCTGGATTCACGACAAACTTCAGCAGTCGCACCAGAAGATGCTCCAGTAATTATTTCTGCTAAATTAAAATTTCCAGCAACTGAACTAGTCAAAGTAATTTCAGAAGCACGAATTTGTTGTTTAAGATAAATTTGTTCTACACCTTCGTAGTGGTATAGTCTCCAATAATCTAATGCTTCGTCAAGACGATCTTCTAATTGATCTTCATCTACGTTAATCTCAAGTACAGGCGCACCAAGATCTCTTAGAGCGTATTGTTTTAAACCTTCTCTTGTGGATACTGCCATATTATCCTCCGAAAACCATCGCCATGGCAATAGATTTACCAGTGGTGAAAACAACTGGTGTTGTCCATGTTGGAGTAGATCCAGAACCAGCAGAAGTTAAAACTTGTCCAGATGTTCCTGATGCTGTCCATGTTGGAGAACCAGTACCGCCAGAAACTAAAACTTGACCAGCAGTTCCTGCAGCAGATAATGCTAATCCAGAAGCACCAGAATAAGCAATAGCACCTGCCACTGCAGATAGTGAGGAACCAGTACCACCATAGGCTAAAGCGATTGCAGATCCTGTATAAGAAGAACCAGAACCGATAGTTTTATTAGTGAGAGATTGTGTTCCAGCAAGAGTGACAACAGTGGCTCCACCACCAGCAGTAGAACCATCGTGAATACGTAGGGTTTTTAAGTCTGTATCAACTGTAATTTCGCCTTGTGCACCAGTAAACGCATTGTTCTGGGTAGTAGTTCCTCTTCGAAATTGTACTTGTGTTGCCATAATTGTCCTCTAATTTCTATATTTATGCTTGGGCTTCTGACCAGAATAAGTTAAGACTTACACGTGCAGTGCTTGATGTAAGGTTTGTTATCACAATCGCTAAGTTATCTGGACCATCTGGATAGTTACTATAACCACCAATAGCCGAATTTGTTAATTCTTTAAGTGCCGTTAAATCAATTTCATTCAAACCACCTGGAGGTGCTAACGTACCAAAAATCTGTTCGCCTGGAGTTGCAGCAGTTGCATTGCTGGTAGAAATTTGAGCAAAAGAAGGTTGCGATCCGAATGCTGATTGATTCAAAGAGTTCCAAGTTAATGATGATGCATCAATATTACCTGGATTTAAAATACCAGTAACTTGAACAGATTGGTCAGACTGAACCTGTAATCGTTGTAGAAGCAATTGTGAACGATTAATAAGTTCACGATCGCCAAGTGTTCCTGTTACTGAGTTACTCACAGAAGGCGCAAGACGAACAAAGAATGCGGTAAGTGTTTGTGCATTTGTTAAAGCAATATTTACTCTTGGATAGTTAAAGAAGTAACCACGATCTTGGTCATATCCGCCATCCATAATATAAGAAGAACCCCAGTGGTTAATAACGGGTGACGCAGTACAACTTACCAAAGTTACTGAATTGTATCCATTACCCAAAGCATGGGTAGCTGCAGCAGTTCCAGTAAATGTTCTTGTTTGACCACCACTAAATTGTGATATTGAAGATCCACGAGTTAAACCAGAAAGCACGTTTCCTGTTTTAGTGGTATATCGAATAATTTCTCCCTCGCACATAACAGCTGCAGGATAAGAAGCACCTGGATTTGGGAATCGAGTTGCATCAGCAAGAGTCATAGTGGTATCACTATTTGTCATTGCAACAGCAAGTCTATCTCTTGCAGATTCGTTGATAGCCTGATAACGAACTGCAGAGTTACCTGTACGCATGTACGCTTCATCGTTTACGTTGTTTTGTTTCATACGATGAACAAGAACCATATTTCCGTCAACACCACGTACCATATAGTCAATAAAACCAGCACCATACCATGTTGAAGAAATACCTAACATTTGCATTTTGTTTAGGTTAATATTGTATCCAGAAAAACCAGTACCATCAATTTTGTCCACGTTAAATTGAGATTGTGGTATACGTGTTTCAATAATTGCTGCTATTTTAACACCAGAGACGTTATTAACTCCACGGAATTCTGGATTAATTGTTAGTGCTGTGTCACTTGTGATAGAGTTAACCATGTAAGTCATACCACGGATAATAATACGATCACCAGATTTTAATTGTTGAGTGAAACGAGTAGATGTTCCTGTGACTGCTTGAGATGCAGCATTTACAGCAATGGTTCCAGACAACTGATATGTACCAGAACGCTTACCCACTGCTAATTCGGATCCGTCAAATTCCCAGTATAATCCATTTTGATCATCAAATGGACCAACACGAACTGTTGCTCCATGCCAAGTTTTAATCGTTACACGTGGCAGATTTGTAATAACTGCATTTGTTAATGCTGGTGCAATTGTTGCCAAATACGTAAATGTATTCTCACTTGTAACAGCATTAACAACATATGTTCCATTATATCCAGAAGTTACAACACCTGCGATAATAACTGTAGCACCAGCTTGTAGACCATGGTCATTTTCTGTTGTTACTGTAATAGTTGCACCAATAGAAGTGCTTGATGCGGAAATTTGATCTAAGTTTAAAACTGGATTAAACAAAACACCTGACGTCCAGAGCAATCCTTTACCAGATTGATAACGCATATATTTTTTAGTCTGGCGAGAAACAGAAGCACCATGACTTGGATTAAATGTGCCAAGAGAAACACCACCATCAAATGGGCGATGTAAAATAAATGCATCAGAACGAGTATAGATATTTGCAGTAATTGATGCATTTGCTACAGCTCCACCTGTACGTGCAGTAAATGTAAATGTAGTTGGTGAAGGGACTGTTTCAGCGTAGATAGCACCAGTCATTAATGCGTGGTTAGTACCAACCGAAGTGGCAACACATAATAAAGTTGCTCCTGGAACTAGACCATGATTATTTGTAGTTGTTACAGTAATCACTGATGGAGATGCAGCATCACTGGAAATACTTGCCACTGGTAAATTTGCACCAGCAAAGAAACCAGCTTTACGACCATATGTTGACGCAGTATATAATGACTGTCCATTAGTACCTACGTTACCTTTAGCATAATATGTCAGAGTAGTACCAGAAGCAGATGCGCAAACAAATGCACCTTCAGCACGAGCGTAGGTGCTAACAATACCTAAACCGTAAATAATAATTGGATCTCCAGCAGATCATCCATGGTTAGAAGAAGTAGTAACAGTAATAAGAGATGGGGTTGCGCCATCAGTCGTAACTGCAGTGATTGGTAAATCAAGTCCAGGTTTTTCGTAAATACCTGGAATGTTACGAATATCAGTATAGTTCTGCCACTTTGTTGGTTGAAGACCATACTCAAAGTCAGCGTCAATCAATGCTTGCGGTGTAGCAACACGTGCACGTTCAATTGCATCAACACCGAATGCATATGGGCGAACAATGTTACCCACGTTCTTTGGAGCATCAGTATAAACAGCAATCTTATCATTTGATGACATTGCCGATGTATCTCTGGCAAATGTAATAGTTGTTACGCCATCTTCAACTGCATAAAAAGAAGTAGTATCAGTTGAGTCGTAAGCCAAAGTAGCATTACGTGTTGTATCACCAAGAGCATAAATGTTCTCTTGGGTTGTTTTATTGGCAATAATTAATAATTGATTTAATTCAATCTTTCCAGGAATTTTAAGAGTGCCTGTGTTTGCAACTCCTGGAGTGAAAATATATTTCTCAACTAGCTGACGTGCCATTTTATATCCTTAGAATCCAAAAATAATTGCTTGAGCAAGATAGTCTGATTTTACAGAACTATCTAAGTTGCTTAACGAAACTACACCATCTACACGAAGAACAGCCAAGTCGTATGATACTGTGGTAGTACCAAGTGGAGTTCCCAAATCTTCTGTAATAACTACAGAATCATAAACATAACCAAGATCACTTTGAGCATTGGCAATAAAAACAGAATTACTGGTTGTTTGGGTTATCCACTGAACACCAGTACCTGTAGAAGAAAGAATTTGACCAGATGTTCCTGTAGAACTATTGGCAGTTAATGTGCCAGTAAGGGTAGCATTGTTTACTGTAGCACTATTTATCGTAGGGCTAGTTAGTGTTTTATTGGTTAATGTTTGAGTGCCAGTTAATGTAGCAACTGTTGAATCAATTGCTATTGTGACGGCAGAAGATCCATTATAAGAAGTACCAGATAAGCCAGTACCAATAGTAAGTGAATTAGTTGCTGTGGCAGTAATAGTAATCGCAGCTGAACCATCAAAGTTTACTCCATTGATTGCACGAGGTGTAGTTAATGTAGCTGCAGAACCAGTTGTACTTTGATTAAGTGTAGGAAAGTCTGCTGCAAGTGCAATTGAAAGAACACCAGTCGTTGTTGTATTTTTAACAATACCAGTTCCAAGAGAACCCAAAAACTGAGCACCAGATAATCCAGCATCAGTAGTTCCTTGAACAATAAATTTGTTTGCAAATGCCACATTGGCAGAACCATCTACTGAGTTACCAGCAAGGTTACGAGCAGTTGTCCATTTACCAGCAGATGTTGCTGTATCTGCATTACCAGTCAGTGCCCCTACGAAAGTTGTAGAGGTTACGCTAGTTAATCCAGCAAAGGTAGTTACTGTCGCACCTAAAGAAACTGCAGTAGAACCAATCGTCACTGAACTATTTGCCAAATTAGCATTAGTAATACCAGCAGTACCAGAAAGGTTGGTATTAGTTAATCCGCTAATAGTATTTGAACCAGCAGCGATTGTTTTATTAGTAAGAGTTTCAGTTCCAGCTAATGTTGCCAGTGTACCAGTTGTTGGTAGAGTAACAGTAGTTGCAGCAGTGGTAGTTAAAGTAGTGGCAAACGCACCAGAAGTAGTAAGGTTACCACCCAATGTAATTGTTTTACCTGTATTAGCTACACCAGTACCGCCATATTGGCCAGCAACAACAGTACCTTGCCAAATACCAGTACCAATAGTACCAACAGAAGTTAATGAAGAACCAGTAACACCAGAACCAAGAGTCGTTGAATTTAAGACTGATGTATTATTAATTCTATATTCTTTAGTAGATGCAAGATCTAAATGCTCAGATGAAGTCCATGCAGAAGTAGAATTGATCCAGTTGAATGTTTTATCGCTACCACCTTTAAGAGTGATACCGCCACCATCAGCAGTTATGTTTGTTGGCGATGCTATAGAACCTAACTCAATGTTTTTATCATCAACTGTAATTGTAGTTGAATTTACTGTTGTAGTCGTACCATTTACAGTAAGATTACCAGTAACAACTAAGTCATTATTAAATGTAGCAGTACCAGTACCAGCAGTAGAACCAAAATTAATATTGGTAACAGAAGATGTAGCACCGCCAGTACCAATGTTAACTACCTTAGTAGTTGCTGCAGCAACAGCACCAGTAGAAATATTTGTAGTAGAAGCTGCAGTTGAACCATAACCCAATGTTAAAGTAGTTGCTCCTGTCCAAACTACTGGCGCAGTTGGAGTGGCAAAGAAAGAAGTTGAACCAGCAGTAGCATCAATAGATGTAAGACCAGCAATAGTGGTACTAGAAGCACCTAATGCTATTGCGGTAGTGCCAATAGTAATAGAACTATTCGCTAAGTTTGCGTTGGTAATACCAGCAGTACCAGAAAGATTAGTATTAGTTAAACCACTGATAGTGTTAGAGCCAGCTGCAATTGTTTTATTTGTTAATGTCTCAGAACCAGCTAATGTTGCCAGTGTACCAGTTGTTGGTAGAGTAACAGTAGTTGCAGCAGTAGAAGTTAGCGTAGTGCTAAATGCACCAGCAGTTGCTAGAGTACCACCAGAAACAACAGTCAATGTACCAGTTGTGCTAGTAATTGTTAATCCGTTAACACTCTTATTAGTTAGTGCCTCAGAACCAGCTAATGTAGCAAGTGTACCAGTAGTTGGTAATGTTAATGTTGTGGTGGCAGTAGCTGTAAATGTTCGAGCGAATGCGCCAGCGTGATTTACGTTACCAGCAACAGTAATTGTATTTGTGCCATTATTAACACCAGTACCACCATAAGTTCCTGCGATTACTTGAGTAAGAGCAGCAGAACCATCAAAGTTGTTTCCGTAAATTGCACGAGTAGTTGCAAGAGCAGTGGCAGTAGATGCATTACCAGTTAGTGCTCCAACGAAAGTAGTTGATGTAACTGAAGTTAATCCAGCAAAAGTAGTTACTGTCGCACCTAAAGAAACTGCAGTAGAACCAATCGTTACTGAACTATTAGTTAATGCAGAATTTGCAATTGATGTTAGTGTATTGGTAGCACCACTAATTGATTTATTAGTTAATGTATCAGTAGTTGCTTTACCTACTAAAGTATCTGTTGCAGCTGGTAATGTTAAAGTAGTCGTTCCTGCAGCTGCAGTTGCCAGAACAGTAGTTGTACCAGATGTTGAACCATTAAATGTAGCACCAGTTCCACCAATAGTTGGAAGTGTGAGTGTTTTATTGGTTAATGTTTGAGTTCCAGTTAGTGTAGCAACAGTCGAATCAATAGCGATAGTAACTGCAGATGAACCAGTATATGAAGATCCAGATAAACCAGTACCAATAGTTAATGCGTTTGGATTGACAGCAGTAATAGTAATTGCTGCAGAACCATCAAAGTTTGTTCCATTAATCGCACGAGGTGTTGTTAGTGTTGCAGCTGAACCAGTTGTATTCTGATTTAATGTAGGAATATCTGCAGCAACTAATGCTCTAAATGTCGGAACACCAGCAGTTCCGTTTGGTGCTGCAAGAACATAATTTGCTGTCTTTGAAGCGTATGGATTTAATGTGTCACCGTAACCAGTTGCAAGAGCAATAGTACCAGTAGTTGTAATTGTTCCACCGCTAAGACCAGTACCAGCAGTAATAGATGTTACTGTTCCAGATGATCCAGCTGATGATGTGACCCACTGAACACCAGTTCCAGTAGATTGAAGAATTTGCCCTGATGTTCCTGTAGAACCGCCAGCAGTTATTGAACCACCATTAATGTTTAGGGAAGGTATTACTAATTGACCAGCATCAGATAATGAAAGAATAACAGTAGAATAAGCACTGTTAATAATTTCAAGATTACCAGTATTGTTTAAACGAAATGATTTATTTGGATTTGTTGCACCAGATGTAGTATTAGTAATTTTAAAAAAGTCAAAGTATCCAGTACCACCTAGAGAATCTTTACCTGTAAGAGATAATGCATAACCAGTAGTGGCTGATGGATTATAGGTAATATTAACTGCGTTTGATGCAGTTGTAGTTGTAAATGATGCTAGTCCAGTAACACTCGGAGTTGTGAGTGCTGGACTAGTAAGTGTTTTATTTGTTTCTGTTGCTGTCGCAGTTAAGGAAGCAAAGGATTGAATTGCGTTGGAAGAATCTTTGAAATACAGTTTA